CCGGGCAAAATCAAGCGCATCCCCGCCGAGATCCGCCGCGAGGCCCGCGCCCGCCTCAAGCACATGCCCATGTCGTGGGATATCCCACGCATCGCCGAGGATCTGGGCGCCTTGCAGAATATGGAAAAGCTGGAAGAGCACTACCGGCAGGTCTTTTGGGAGGAAGTGAAGCGATGAGCGCCGGCAAAGGCGACAGCCCCCGGCCGGTCAACGGCGACCGCTACCGGGCCAACTACGAGGCGATCTTCCTCAAAGAAGACTCCCTCTCCGACATCTTGGAGAAGGTCCGCGAGCAGTTTCCCTACCCCACTTGGATCTGCCGCCCATGCGGCGAAGCCCACGGCCGCGGCATGCCCGCTGGCCATATCTCCACCTGGCACGAAGACACCTGCGGCATCTGCGGTCAGGTCACCTCCGTCAGCGAACCCCGCGATTTCGGCCACCTAAAAAAATGGCCCATCCTCCCCAAAAACCCTTGATCCTCATGCCTACATATGCCAACATCTGCCAACAGATGACGCAGGCCGCCACACTGCAGCACCCACCGGCGACCTATGAATGCTGAAACCAAACGACTCCTCCGACAACAATGGCCACACATCGCCGAAGATCTTATTGCCGTAGACGAAGCCGCCGACAAGTGGCTCAAGTGGCGTGCCGATTTGTATCGCCGCAAGAAGGAGCGCCGCGCCCATGAACGCGCTCATTCTCACCTACGCAGTGCTGATCGTCCTGACACTCATTGTCATAGTGATCTTGGAAAACAATGACGACGGAGGCGCCGCCTAACATGAAACGCACCGTCCCACAAAGCCCCGCCACCGAGCGCACCGTCCTCGGTTCGCTCATGGCCGATCCCAAACTTTGCGACGAAGTCTCCGGCATCCACGCCGACCTTTTCTACACGCCCGCGCATCGCCTCATCTACGAGACCATCTCCGAAGTCCGCGGTGAAGGCGGCACGCCCAACGTCATCGCCGTCACCCAACGCATCGACGCGCAGCACAAACTCAACTTCGTTGGCGGCGCCGGTGCCCTCACCGAGATGCTCGGCGACTACGCCGGAGGCAGCGCCGCGGTCGAATATCACGCCCAAACCCTGCGCGACCTCCACGCCCGCCGCCGCATCATCGACGCCAGCGTTGCCATGCAAGCCGCCGCCCAGGACATGGCCGCGGACGCCGACAGCGTCCTCCAGCAAGCCGGCGAGTCCGTCCTCAGCCTTAGCCTCACCACCGCCACCGACAGCATGCGCCCGCCCAGCGCCATCGTCCCCGGTCTCCTCGAAGAGCTGGAGAGCCTCATGGCCGGCGGCAAAAAGCTCGGTCTGCAAACCGGCATCCGTGATCTGGACCAAGTCACCGGCGGCCTCCGCGGAGGCCAGCTCACCATCATCGCCGGTCGCCCCGCCATGGGTAAAAGCGCACTGATGCTCAACATGGCCGACAACATGTCCCGCCGCGGCGTCCCGGTCGTCTACTTCAGCCTCGAAATGCCCGCCAACGAACTCGCCGCGCGCGTAGTCCTCGGCCGCGCCGAGACCAACACCGAGATCATCCGCAACGGATTCCTCACCGCATCGATCAAGCACCGCATTTTTGACGCCGCCACGCAATTCAGCGCCGAACCCCTCTACGTTGACGACCGCGGCGGCCTCACGCTTCTCGACATCCGCGGCCGCGCCCGCCTCGCCGTCCGCCGCTGGGGCGTCAAATGCATCTTCGTCGATTACCTCCAGCTCGTCAGTCACTCCGGCGCCCAGTCCCGCGAAAACGAAGTCGGCTTCGTCAGCCGCGGCCTCAAAGCGATGAGCATGGAGTTAGGCATCCCGGTTGTCGCCGCCGCCCAGGTCAACCGCCAAGCCGAAAACCGCAGCGACAACCGCCCGAAACTTAGCGACCTCCGCGAATCCGGCAGCATCGAGCAAGACAGCGACATCGTTTGCTTGATCCATCGCCCCGCCTACTACGCCGTGCAAGACGAGGAACCGGAAGTCCAAGACGCCGAGTTAATCGTTGCCAAGCACCGCGCCGGCCGCACCGGCACGCTCAACCTCACATGGCGTCCCTCGCTCACCCGCTTTGAAGGCACCGCGCCAGTTGGCCGCCTGACTGACGGCAGCGACGTGACGTGGGGCCAAGACAAGCCGTCAGACTTGTTCGCCGTAGCCAAGGAATTAGTGGAGGCGATCAATGAGTAAAGCAAAGGTTGCTACATTCGTGCAGGACTCCCGCGAGTGGGTTGTGGAGCATCCTCTGCGCTACTATGTCCACCAATTTACAGGCGACAACAGTAAGTTTGCTTCTGACATTTCCGAATTTCGTCAAGTAGGCAAGTGGGCGGTTATTGACAGAAAGTCCGACTTATGCGTGACGGATCTGTTCTTGTCCAAAGCCGCGGCGCTTCGTCAGTTTGCTACTATCGCAGGAGGGTTTGATGAATAGCCGCGCAAAAGGCGCCCGCGGAGAACGCATGTGGCGCGACGAGCTGCGCGAAGCCTTCGGAGACTCTGGGATTAGGCGCGGGCAGCAGTTTAGCGGACTTGGGGATTCGCCGGACGTTGTCTGCCCGTGCCTGCCCGACTTTCACTTTGAGGTGAAGTTCTGCCAGGTCGTGAAGATCCGCGACTGGATGGCCCAAGCCATCCGCGATGCCAAAGACAAGCTCCTCCCGGTCGTCGCCCACAAGCGCAACGGCGAGGAGTGGTTCATCACGCTGCGCGCCGCTGACTTCCTCACCATCCTCCGCCGCTCCGATTTTCTTACCCAACCAAAACAACAACCAACCAACGCATAATATGCCAAACAAAACCCTAACCACACCCGTGGGCATCGCCCGCTACCCTCACCTCAACCGTCCCGACACCAAGTTCGACGACGTGGGAGTGTTCAAAGTCAACCTCGAGCTAACCGCCGAGGAAGCCGAACCGTTCATCAAGCAAGCCGAAGAGCTTTTCTCTGCGTTCGTTGCCGAGAAGAAAGCCGAGCTGAAAAAAGACAAACTCAAGCTCCACGCCGCGCCGTGGGAAGACAACGACGGTATGACGCAATTGAAGCTCAAGGTCAAAGCGGTCGGCAAAGACAAAGCCGGCGAGACCTACAGCCGCGCGCCGAAGCTCTTCAACGCCTCCGGCGACATCATCACCGACAACATCGGCGGCGGCAGCAAGATCCAAGTCGCGGTCGTTCCCTACTGCTGGTACACCGGCACGCTCGGCGCCGGCATCACACTGCAGCCCAAGGCTGTCATGGTGCATGACCTCGTCACATGGGGCGATGGCGGCAGCGCCGTGGCCTACGGCTTCGACGTTTCGGAAGCCACGCCCGCCGCGCGCAAGACCGGCACCGACGACGAAGAAATTAGCTGGTAATTCTTATGCCCAAGAAAAACACCACAACCAAATCCACAAGGGGGGCGGCAAAACGCCGCTCCCCTTCCAAAGCCGCCAAGCCCGTTGAGCCGGATCGCTTCACCGAGGACGGACGCAAAATCGTCCGCCTCGAGAAGACCCGCGCCCACCAGAAGTATCCGCTCAAAGACGGCACAGACGTTCCCGGCGCCAGCACCATCGCCAAGATCGGCGAGGACAGCAGCGGCCTCATCCACTGGGCATGGAAGCTCGGCATGGAAGGTCAGGATTACAGAAAAGTGAGAGATAAGGCCGCAGACATCGGGACCATCGCGCACTTCCTCATTGAGTGCTTCCTCCACAACCACGTTGCTGACCTCTCCGAGTTCAGCCCCGCGGATGTCGAGAAAGCTACCATCGCGTTCAACAACTTCAAGCGATGGTGGGACGAAGAAGGTCTCACCGTCATCGAGCCGGAAGTGCAGTTGGTCTCCGAAGAATACCTCTTCGGCGGCACCATCGACGCACCGTCCCGCGACCGTGACGGCAAGATCGTCCTCCTTGACTGGAAGACATCCAAAGCCATCGTTGGCGCGCACAAAGTCCAGCTCGCCGGCTACGAGCAACTCTGGAACGAAAACCGCCCGGACATGAAGGTCCAGCGCCGCGGCATCGTCCGCATCGGCAAAGAATCCCCGGACGACTTTGAGGTCGCTTGGATGTTCTCAGCCGAGCCGTTCTGGAAGGTCTTCCAAGCGCGCCTCAACCTCCACTACGTCCAGCTCATGGCGAAGAAAGCCGCCTAGCATGCCCCCACGCAGAACCATCGCAATCGTCCGCAAAAAGCTCGGCCGCGAAAAAGCGGACGGCATGACCATGGGCGACGGCAAAGTCTACATCGATCCCCGCCAATCCGGCGCGGACGAGCTAGACACGGTTCTGCATGAGCTGCTCCACCATGTCTGCCCCGACATGAGCGAAGAAGCAGTCGCCGAGAAGTCCGCCACGATGGCGAGGTCGATGTGGAAAGACAAGTGGAGGCGCGTTCACGAATGACCGCCGCCGGCTACATCCTCATCGGCCTCGCCGCAGGCATAGTGCTCGGCGCCTTGGCAGCCTACGGCGGCATGTTCGCCTGGGCCATCCGCTACGGAAACAACGAAGAAGAATAATTATGAAAAAACCCGCAGGACTGTACGCAAACATACACGCCAAAAAAGCCCGCATCGCCGCCGGAAGCGGTGAACGCATGCGCAAGCCCGGTTCCGCCGGCGCGCCCACCGCCAAAGCCTTCCGCGCCTCAGCGAAGACCGCCAAGGCTCGCCGATGACCTTCACCCCGCTCGTCATCACGACCATCTGCTACGCCGTCACCGCGGTGGGCTTTTGGCGCGAGGGAAACGCCGGTCTCGCCGTGGCCTTTGCCGGATACAGTTTTGCCAATTTTGGCTTTCTTTACATCTGCGTGAACGGACAGCCCTGACTTTATGGAGAAGTACAAAATTATGACGCCCGAAATCGAAGAGATCGACAAGACGATCGTGCTGCTGAAAAGCCAGCGGCAGAAACTTGT